GAATACAGCCCCGGCGGATCGGTTGGGGATCAGCTGGCGTTCAGCGTCTCGGGCTCGGGCACCGGCAAGCTCGTCCGCGGCCGCATGGCCTTCGCCAAGGCCGCCCGCACCACCAGCGCCAACTCGGCGGTGCGCAACCTGGGGGCGGTTGGGGCGGACCAGCGGCTGTACGCCTCCCTGCACGTCCTGGCCGCCTCCGGCACCAACCCGACCCTGGACGTGGTGATCAAGGGCGATACCGACACCACTTTCTCGGACGCCGACGAGACCACCCACCTGACCTTCACCCAGGCCACCGGCAAGACCTCGGAGATCGTGAGCAAAGCCGGGGCCATCAGCGACACCCACTTCCGCGCGGAAGCGACCATCGGCGGTACTACTCCGTCGTTTACCTTCCTCGTGGCCATCGGCATCGGCTAAGGAGACCGTCATGGCTGAGCAGATCTTCGACAACGCATTCCTCTCGGTGGAAGGCACCGACCTCTCGGACAAGATCCGGTCTGTGACTTTCAGCTACTCGTCGGAGACCCAGGACGACACCGCCATGGGCGACGACACCCGTTCCATGGTCGGCGGGCTCAAGAACTGGTCCGTGGAGGTGGAGTTCAACCAGGACTTCGCCAGCGGCGAGGTGGACGCCACCCTGTTTTCCAAGGTGGGCACCAAGGTCGCCCTGGTGCTGCGCCCCGACGCCGGCACCAAGAGCACCACAAATCCGGAGTTCACCGGCGACGCCATTCTCACCGACTACCCGCCGATGGGTGGCTCGGTGGGTGACCAGCTGACCGCCTCCGCCACTTTCCAGGCCGCGGGCACCCTGTCCCGCGCCACCTCGTAAGGGGTAGCCCATGGCGATCAACTCCCTGGACGACATCCGGGCCATCGAAGACCTCGAGGTCCGGGAGGTTGAAGTCCCGGCCTGGAACGAGACCGTCCGCCTCAAGCAGCTATCGGCCGCCGACTTCGCCGACATGATCGATCGCGCCCAGCAGGAGGACGGCGAGCGGATCATGTTCCTGCTGGTGGCCTACTGCCTGGTGGATGAGAAGGGTGCGCGCATCGCCAGCGCGGACGACGTGGCCGTGCTGGCCGGCAAGAGCAAGGACGCCATTCAGACCCTCTACGAGGCGGCCAACGAGCTTACCGGCCTGTTCCGCGGCGAGGCGGAAAAAAAAGACTCCGAGACGCCCCCGAACTCCGATTCCTCTACTTCCTAGCCCGCGAACTCGGCATGAGCGTGCGCCGGCTCAAGGCCGAGATGACGGTCAAGGAGCTGGCCGAATGGCAGGCGTTCTATGCCCTCGAGTCCGAGGATCGGGAGCGGTCGCAGCGCAACCGCAACGCCCTGGATGGGGCGCAGCAGGCCCGGGCCCAGGCCCGCGGAGGTAACTGATGGCGGTACCCGCCGGTAATGTCTATGTGAATTTGTCCGCCAATTCGGTGGATTTTAATCGTAAAATGAAGACGGCTGAGGAGTCGGTCAAGGGCTTCAAGGCCAAGTCCAACCGGGCCATGGCGCAGTTCCAGCGCAAGCTGCGCGACGTGCGCAAGGGGCTTTTCAGCTGGCAGGCCGCCGCCGGGGCCGCCGCAGGCGCCGCGGGCATGGGCCTGCTGATCGACCGCACGCTGGAATCCACCCAGCAGCTGGACAAGTTCAGCAAGGCCACGGGCTTCGGCGTCGAGCGCGTCCAGGAGCTGCAGTTCGCCGCGCAGCAGGCAGGTGTCCAGCAGGACCGGCTCCGCGACGCCCTGGGCGAGCTGGCCCAGCGCATGGGCGAGGCCGCTGCCGACGGTGGCGAGATGGCCGAGGGCTTCAAGGCCGCCGGGGTGCAGATCGACGGCCTCGCCAGCCGTCAGCCCGGCCAGGTCTTCGATCAGGTGGCCGACGCCATCGCCAACGCCGAGACCAAGTCCAAGGCCCTGAACATCGCGGTCAAGGTCTTCGGCGACGAGGCCGGCCGGGAGATGGTGGCGGTTGCCCGACGGGGCAGCGACGGCCTGGACGACATGGCCGCCAAGGCCCGCGAGCTCGGTCTTGTGCTCAGCCAGGAGACGGTCCAGGGCGGCGCCCAGGCGGCGCGCGAACTGGACAAGCTCAAGCAGGTCCTGTCGGCGCAGTTCACCAAGGCGGTGGCCGACCTCGGCCCGGACATCACCGAGTTCACCAGCCAGCTGGCCAACAACACCGACAAGATCAAGACCATGGCTGATGCCATGCTGACCTTGGCCCAAGCGACCGGAACCGTGGTCAGCACCGTCGTCGGCGGTACCCAGTCGATGGCGCGTGAGATCGCGGAGGCGACTGGTCCGAACATCGAGCGCAGCCCGAAGGTGAAGAGCCAGGTCCAGGGTCGCCTACAGGATCGGCTGCAGGAGCAAAGCCGCCTGCAGGGGCTACTGGCCAGTCCCGGCGCCACTCCCGAGAATGTCCTCGAGGGCTACCGCGACCGACTGCAGCAGATCAACCGGGAGATTCAGAACTACCGGGAGTTCCTTGGCAAGGCCGCGGAAAAGGAGAAAGAGGCCAAGCTGACCTCGGGTGGATCCGGCGGTTCGGGGGGCGGTGGCGGCAACTTCGGCGGCCTGTTCGGCGCCGGCGCCGTCACCGACCCAACTGCCCCGGGCAACATCGACGTCACCGGCATCTTCGACATGGAGGCCGCCCGCGAACGCGCCGACAAATTTGACCGGGTCTGGAGCCAGGCCGTCCGCAAGCAGCAGGCCATGCACGAGTCGGTGGCCCAGGAGAATACCGAGGCCTACCAGTCCCTCAACCAGGAATGGAACCGGGCCCAGAAGCAGTTCTCCGAGCTCGAGCAGGGCGTCAAGCGCGGCTCGGAGAGCATGGGCGAGACCCTGGAGAATGCCGTTGCCGGCTGGGCTTCCAGCTTCTCCAGCCAGCTGAACAACATTCTGTGGGAGTCGGAGACCACCTTCGACCAAATTCTCGAGTCGTTCGGGAAGATGATCACCCAGATGATCATCCAGAAGCAGGTGGTGGAGCCCATGCTTTCCGGGTTCGGCATCGGCGGCGGGTCCACGACCCCGAACGCTCACGGCAACGTCTTCCGCAACGGCGAAGTCCAGGCGTTTGCCCAGGGCGGCGTGGTCAATCAGCCCACGCTGTTCCCCATGGCCAAGGGTGCCGGCCTGATGGGGGAGGCTGGCCCGGAGGCGGTCATGCCGCTTGAGCGTACCAGCGGCGGGGATCTTGGCGTGAAGGCCTCCGGTAGCACCATGCCGCCCGTCGAGGTCAATGTGTACGGCGGCAATGGCGATGCCCAGGTCCAGCAGTCCCGGAACAAGCAGGGCGGGCCGCAAATCGATGTGATCATGGACGGCCAGATGGCGCAGCTCATCCAGGACCCAGGCAGCAAAACGCACCGGGCCCTGACCACGGCCACCACGGCAAAGACCAACTCGGCGGTGAACTGATATGCCTGCCTGGCCGGCAAGCCTCCCGCAGCGACCACTCCAGCCAAGCTACGAGGAGCAGCCCCAGAACGGCGTGGTCGAGTCCCAAATGGATGGCGGACCGCCCAAGAAGCGGAAGCGCTACACCGCGACGTTTACCCGGCACACTGTGGAGTACCTGTTCGACGATGCCGACAAGTCCACATTCGAGACCTTCTTCGCCAACGACATCGATGGGGGCGCCCTGACCTTCGATTGGCCGCACCCGGAGGATGGCACAACCGTGACCGCCTCCTTCGTGATGAGCGGCGAGCGGCCGTACCGCTTCCGCTATGTTGGCGGCGGCCACTGGGTCCTGGCTGCCTCCATCTACGAGCACCCCTGACCCGCAGGCCCCGCTCCTGCGGAGCCTTTTTACGTCCGGAGCACCGCATGGCCCGCACCTTCAGCCCCACCATGACCCAGGCCCAGGCTGCCCAGGAGACGGGCGAGGGCGAGGTTGTCCTGCTGACGCTGGAGCATGCCAGCTGGTCCACGGTGCGGCTAACCAACCACACTACGGCCATCACCTCCAACGGCAACACCTTCCAGTCCTTCCCGTTCCAGGCGACGCTGCCGGAGGAAAGCGACCGCGAGAAGAGCGCCAAGCTGACCGTGGACAACGCCGACCGGCGCCTGGTGTCGGAGCTTCGCACGATCCAGACCCCGGCCCAGGCCACGCTGCAGGTGGTGCTGCTCTCCGATCCCGACACCATCGAGCTGGAGGTGGGCCCGCTGCGCGTGGAGAAGGCGAACATCGGCCTGACCCAGATCGAGCTGCCGCTGGGCGCCGAGCCCGTGGCCTACCAGAGCTTCCCCAAGGGGCGGTTCACGCCCGAGCAATTCCAGGCCCTGTTCTGATGATCAACGTTCGCCGCTACATCGGCCTACCCTTCGCGGACCACGGGCGGGACTGGGACGGCTGCGACTGCTACGGCCTGGTGCGGCTGGTGTACCGGGAGGAGTGGGGCATCGAGCTGCCGTCCCTCGCCGGCGACTACGCCTCCGCCCTGGAGCGCGAGGACGTGGCCGCGCTGCTGAGCACGGGCCGGCCGGCCTGGGCCATGCCGGTGGCCACCCCCGCGCAGGGGGATGTGGTGGTGCTGCGCCGGGGTGGCGAGGCGAAAGGGCAGGGCAGCCACCTCGGCATCGTGCTGGAGCCCGGCCTGATGCTGCACATCCACCGCCACACCAGCGCCGTGTGCGAGCGCTTTGATGGGATGATCTGGCGGCACCGGGTGGAGGGGTATCTGCGATGGGCCGGATGAGCGTGCATCCCAGCGAGGGCATTCTGGCGCACTACGCCGCCGGCTACGCCTCCGCCCCGGTGATCCACGCCCTGCCGGAGCGCTCCACGGTGCGCGAGATCGTGGACGCCCTGGGCTGCCGCAATCCCCGGGTGATGACCTGGTGGGGGGACGTGATCCCCGAGCAAAGCTGGGACTCCCTGCGCCTCGCCGGCGGCAACCGCATCGTCATCCGGGAGGTGCCCCAGGGCGACGACACCGGCCGGACCCTGGCCATCATCGCGGTGGCGGCCGCCGCGGCGTATACCGGTGGTGCGGCAGCGGCCGGATATTCTGGGTTCACCGCGGCTGCTATCCAGACCGGTGTTTCAACCGCCGTCGGCTATTTCGGCATGATGGCCGTCAACCAGATGTTTCCGCCGCCCCAGCCGGACCTGGGCAGCGGCGCCGAGCGCGGGCGGGACCAGCTGGGGATCGAGGGCGCGCGCAATCGGCCTCGCCCCTACGAACCTACCCGGCGCGTCTTCGGCAAGCACAAGGTCTTCCCCGACCTGGCCGCCAAGCCCTACACCGAGCTGGTGGGCCAGTCCCAGTACCTGCGCATGCTACTGCACGTTGCCGACGGCCCCCTGGACAAGACCAGCATCGACAACACCCTGGAGATCGGCGAGACCCCGCTGACCAACTACCAGGACGTCGATTACCAGATCCGGGACCTGAGCCAGGGGGATTCCGAGCCCACGCTGTTTACCAACACCGTCACCCAACAGAACCTCTCGGCCACGCTCACCCAGAACGGCAAGAGCCCGGGCTCCTGGATCCAGCGCACCACCGAGCCGAACACCGATGAAATCAGCCTGGAGATCACCTTCCCGGCAGGCTTGCACGGTAAGACCACGTTCGGGGATTTGCCCGATCCGCTGCGCGCCGAGATCGAGATCGAGTACCGGGAGGAAGGCACCAGCACCTGGCAGAAACTGCCCTCAAGCACTGATGTGACTGGGCCGAGCACCAGCTTCGTTCAGGACAACAGCGTCCAGAACTCCACGACGAACGCCAGTTCCTTGCTCGTTACCCGGAAGGAATACGGCCTGTTCCGGGTGGGCCTTCGGTGGGAGGTTCCCAATGGGAAGTACGAGGTCAGGATCCGCAGGTACGCCACCTGGAACGTCGCCGGGGCATCGACGGGATCGACTTCCGCCTCCGACATCCCGGACTGGCGGGAGGCCAGCAATAGCCCCCGGGATACCGACAGCGATGGCACCGACGACACCTGGTACTACTACTACCGCGAGGACCCCGCGGACGGCGACAACGCGGCGGAGTCGGTCTGGACGGCGCTGAAATCCATCCAGCATACCTCGCCCATCGCCAGCAGCGGCACCGCCCAGGATGGGGTCTACGTCGCTCTGCGGATCCGGGCTACGGACCAACTCAACGGCACCATCGACCGCCTGTCCTGCGTGCCGGAAGCCATGTTGCCGATTTATGACGGCTCCAGCTGGACCGCGCCGCAAAAGACCCGCAACGCCGCCTGGGCCTACGCCGCGGTCCTGCGCGACAACGCCGAGGGGGTGAGCAACGCCAAGATCGACGGCCCCGGGCTTAAGGCCTGGGCCGACCACCTCGACAGCCTGGGCATCACCTTCGATGCCGTGATCGAACAGGCCCAGCCCGTCCACGAGCTGCTGCGCAAAATCGCCGGCGCCGGCCGGGCCATGGTTACCCAGACCGACGGCACGGTGTGGTCCGTGGCGGTGGACAAGGAGCGCACCACCCCGGTCCAGATGTTCACCCCGCGCAACATGACCACGCCGCTGTCGA